GATACGGGCTTGTGGAAACTGAAATTTTTTGTTGAATAGGTTTTTGCAAGACCAGCTACTTTCGCTCTCTTAGGGAGAATTTCCGTTGCACCTTTAGTTACGTCACTTACCCCACGAAGGAGCATGGAGGACTTCTGAATTACTCGGTTATATTCGCGTTGTTCACGGCCTTGTAGATTGCCCTGAATGATGTCCATAACATCAGGAGTGGGGTTAGATGACTGGATAGCTTCTGCGAGAGAACCAAGCATGGTAGCCTTGTTCATCGTTGTAGCAACAATAGCCTCTACATCGTTATCATCCACTCCGCTTTTACGGACTTTTGAATAAACGTTAGCTGCTAGAAGCCTCAAGTCATCTATCCCAGCCATTTAGCAACCCTTTTTCTTACAACCTTTTTTGCAGCCTTTTTTAGCCATGGTAAGCAGTTTCTCCTTTTTCCTTGTCTTCTAATTCTGTTATACCCTCATCGTCAAAGTCTTTTTTGATTGATTCCTTGGGGTTACGGAATTTTGACAGTTCTTCTTGGGCGATTTTAATGTCGTGTTCGTAGTTGGGTTTCATATCAAGAATAGCTTGAGTGGCGAGTTTAGCCACTTGCATCTGCTTGAATTGCGGAGAGGTTGCATCCATTTGCGCCCACGCCATATCTAGTGAGTCGGCATTACGCTTGTGGTCTTCGCAGATTTCATTCCAGGCGGGTGATTCAAGGAACTCAACAGCCCTCTGAAACTTGGCAATACGGTATATCAGATTGCCTTCGTAGTCCTGCGGTTCGGAGCTATTTACTTGCGGAATTGGCTTTCGTATGAGCTTTTTCTTTGGCCTTGGCATTAAGGGCTACCTCCATTAGTTCCTGCTGTTTTTCAATCATCCGACCTTGGATGTCGGGTCTGATACCCACTTGGGTAAGAACTTGGGCTTGCTCACCCTCAGCTAAGTCCTCGAACTTGGTCGATAGGGACTCGATGAGAGTTTTCTGTGAGGGTGGTTGGGGCTGGGGATTGTAATAGGATTCTGCGTTCTCAATGTCGAGTGTTTGATAGAAGAGGCGGTATGAATTGGCAAGTTGCTGAGGACCAACGATGCCCATTTGGATGGCTACGGGATTAGTTGCCCCCATCATAACCGTCTGCGCCTTCTGTAATTTAACCTGGGGATTCGTATTCTGGTCGTTCCCACGAACAACGAGTCGGTATTTGCCCTGAATTTCCTCACGGGACATCTTGATCTTCTCCCATTGGTTCTGGAAGAACTCGAACTCGTATTCATCAGGCCCATACTGACACCAGTCCGACCACATCATCTCAAATAGTTCGGAGAAAGCCTCAGTATGCAGACTGGCATCAAGGGAGAACACCATCTGCTGAGACTGCTGTTGCAGGGAGACTTCTCCGAAGGTTCTCGGTTCGCGTCGATTGATCTGAGATTGAAGAGTGAAGTCGATTTGACCAATCAACTCTTCTGTGCGACCCAAAAGGATTTGTTCTTCGCGTTCATAGGACATCTCAACGGATGGATTGTTGTTGTTGAGAATGTCGATAGTGTTGCGAAGGTCGTTCATTCCGTGGACAGGTATTCCCTGGTTGGGGATAAACTGGACGAGATTGGGGTTCACCATACCAGCACGATAGACGAACATCGGAGTATTCCGAATCGTCTGCTGGTCGAGTTTCTGCATGTGCTGGATGTCAATTTCCTTTATGATGTCTTCAAGGAGTTCAACCACGCCCCTATGGGCATACCAGCGATTGTCGGTCAATTCGTAGTAGAGTTTGACGAAGGGCCATTTTCCGTGTTCATTGGGGAGTGAAATCTTGCGGAGGACTTTCTTAAACTCAGGGGCTACGGTGAACACGCACTTCTCAGGTTCACCATCGCCATTCAAGTCATACCACTCATACCACTCAATGAGCTTCACGTAGTTGGATGAGTTATTCAGACGCTCTATTCCTTCCCGGGCGGCCTTAGTCGTATCAGAGAGCTTTTTAAGGTCAACGTCTTTAAAGGATTCAATTTCCTCAATCGCCTTTAAGTCCCAGCCCTTGCCAAGGGCGTTCTGCTTAATCTCATGGAGCGGTTTAAGCATCGCATGACCGCAGTATTCGAGTTTCTGAACATCAAACCCACCGTCCGTAGGGGCATAGAAGTCCTCGGGTGAGATTATCTCGATGTCTGGAGCGTCATATATTACGTCCTTTAGCTTAATCGCTATCGAGTCTTCACCCGAGAGAGCTTCTTTAACCGCAGAGCGTAACTCCGCGTCATTATCTTCTCGAACTCGGTCCGACATATCGGCTTCGAGAACTTGGGAAAGCATCTGGACCAACTGATCTTCGGATTTATCAGGATCGAAAAATTGTAGTGCTTCTTCTGAGGTAATGTCTGAAAGGGAGAAGGTTTCTAAGCGAGTCGTAGTTTCCACTCGGTAGTAGGGCTTTATGATGTAGAAACCTTTTTCGAGTTCCTGGTCGATGGCGATAACCGACTTCGGCTTAATCTTAGCCACGTTCATAAGTAAGTGGTCCATTAGTTTCTCGATTTTCTGGGCCACTTGGAGATTACCGGCAGGGGAGGGAACTGCCTGAACGATGGGGCGAATACCGAATACAATATTAACGATAGCCGATTTCAGCTTACGAATCTTAGTTTCGGCAGTAGGCATCCGAATGTTGGCACACCCAACAAAGGGGAATGTCTTGGCCTTCTTAATCCTCATACGAAGACGATGGAACTTGTCTTGGTTAGCTGACCAAGTAGCTGTGTTCCCTATTACTTCTTGGAGTTTCTTATCGATATGAGCGTAGATGGATTCGTTGGTAGGCTTTTGGATGTCAGATTTTTTCACAAATTGTGTCTCCTACTCATATAGTAGGTTAGAAGTCAAGCTAAATTTTAGTAACCGTAATTGTTATCTAAATTTGGAACTTCTTCTTTGAAGGAGTTGTCGGTATTTATGAAGACAGGTTGGATAATTTGTTCTGCATACGCCATGGCATCTATAAGATCGTCATGCCGCATTCCGAGGGATGGAGTAAGTTCTACAAGTTCGTTGTAGGCTTCGTTGTGGGATTCTCCTATGTAATACTTGCCTTGTTCAAATAGAGGTTGCAAAGATGCGATAATTCTTGCACCTTTTCCCTTTTTAGACTGTCCAGATACTGTAATAAACGTGTTCTTGAGTTCGACGAAAGGAGGGTAGAGCTTTCTATCATTTGCTTTGTTAATAAACGACCTGAATACTTCGGATTCAGTTCCGGATGCAGGAATACCAAGGGCAGTAATTGAGCCTCTATTTGACATCCACATATTGAGCACCGCATCTATAAACTCTCCTTGTGGGGAGTGGGTTCTGATGTAACTTACGAGATACCTATTCATTTGTTGGTCGATTCCGACAAGTGCTGCAACCTTGTAGTCGGCCTTGTCTTCTTCGGAATACGCAGGGTCAACCGCGATAACGCAGGAGAGTTGTTGGGGGAGTTCCTTCCAGCGTCTAATGGAGTCAGGACGAATGGAAGATGCTTCATTCGATCTCGGGTCATTCATGTATTCCGATGCAAATGCCCAGGAGCCAATCTCCTTCTTCCTCTGTTGCAACTTGTGGTGGTGCCATAGAGAGGGCCATAGTTCGTGACCGGCAGCTTCAACCCCGTCTTTATAGGCTCTGTAGATGCGTTTAACCCAGCCATTATCTGAATCAAGGATTTGTTTAAGCACAGCCAAAGGAGAGAGAATAGAGCCAATGTAAAGTAGCTGGCCCTGGGGGGTCAGGGCTGGCATGGCGGCTCTCATAATCCAGTCATGTATCTTTCTTCTCTGCTCCTCTGACTGCACAGTTTCATCGGTTTCCAAATCGTCAAGTATGATGCACTCAGGACGGAATCCACGTATCTGGCCTTCTGAACCACGCGCCCTAAAGTTCACCCCGCTTTTAAGAACGGAGTGAGTTTCAGACCACTTGTCGGTAATCATGTCACCGAATATTTCTTTAAGTGCCTGGTTCGATTCAAATTCGCGTTTAATCTTTCGGAGCATTTCCTTCGCTAGAGTCTCTGAGGCCGAGATGATGACTATCTCATGGCAAGGCGCATAGACTCCAATCCAGATCGGGTAGATAATCGAGCAAAGGAACGATTTGGCGAAACCGCGAGGAGCCGCGATGACAAGCCGTTTGTGTTCGGGGAGAAGTTTGTAAATCTCGGAATGGAACTCAGGAATTTCAGACGTGAGTAGGTGAGGAAGAAACATCTTGGCAAATAGCTCGATGTCTTCCATACAAGCCATAATGAGTTGGTCTTTAACTTGCTGTTTATCGTTCGAGGATTGACTCTGCGTCATAAAATGCTCGGGAGGCTTTCACTAGGTCTTTCGAGGTGTGCTTGGTTGATAGGAACACTAGGAAGTTCATTCCTATGTGAACCCCGTGTTTTCGGAGTGCTAGAACGAGTTGACGCTTCTTGATTACAAGTTCTTCTTTTTGGAGATTTAGTCCTTCAAGGATTACTTTTAAAAACGAACCTACTCCGATGAGTTTGATGCGGTTACTTTTAGAATTTACCAAGTTCCTAAAAGTGTTGGCCTTGTGGTCGAGTTCGGTAAGTGTATTCCTGGTTACGCGTTTTAAAACCTCATAACCCGCCGTTACGGAAATAGGGTTTCCAGAAAAAGTGCCACCCATAAAAACCCCGTCTTTAACGATGTCCATAACACCAGCTCGACCAGCCACGATTCCAATGGGGAATCCACCACCGCACAGTTTTCCGTATGTCGAGATGTCGGGCTTCACCATGCAGAATCTATGCCCAAGACGTATTCCGGTAATCACCTCATCGAATCCAAGAAGTGTTCCGTAGTCTTCCGTGTGTTTACGAATGTCGGAGTATTGGTAGTAATCAATCGA